CAGCCCACTTTTGGTTTAGCCACATAACCGCCTTCGAGGGCAATATCGAGCAAACCGCTCCAACGATTAATGCCGCCCTCATAACTAACAGTAACTGGGATCTTAGACTTCTCACGTACGTAACGAGACTTTTCCACATTGATAACAAAGTGGTAACCTGCAATTTCTGCACCATCCTTATCCTGCTGTCTACCTAGAATCCAAATATTATCAGCGCCATAATAAGCGCCAGTTCCACCACCAACTACTGCCTTGGGGAACATACCGATTTCCATATATGTATGATTGACCGCCACAAGAGGAATATCCTTCAATGTAAGATGTGGAGTAATCATACGGAACAGAGACTTTAGCTGTTTTGCACGAGACATATCAGCAACCGACTTCTCATTCATAGCATCTTCAACTTCCTTCTTTGAAGCAAGATTACCAATCGAGTCAACAATAATTAGAACCTGATCGTCACGATTAATTTCTTTTAGCTGCTTCATAATGTCAAACTTTAGTTCTTCAACGTCAGTGATTGGCGTATGAACAACCGAGTCAAGAGGAATCTTAAACTTAGTAAAGTATGACTGTGGTGTGCCAAACTCTGAATCATAAAATAGAATAACACCATCAGGATACTTCTTAAGGAACGAAGATGCTAAAAGCAGAGCAAAGCCAGTCTTGAAGTGCTTCGATGGACCGGCAAGCATTGTCAATCCAGGAGTAATTCCACCATCAATAGTTCCAGACAAAGCCACGTTAATCATTGGCACTGGAGTCTGGATCATATCCTTTTTGGTATAGATCTTACTATCTGTAAGAGTAGATGTATAGTCAATTGTTGAATTTTTAATCAAACGTTCTTTTAACGACATAAACAAACCTTTCTCATTTATATTATATTTCAGAAACTCTGCTTCCGACAAAAATATTATATCATCCCAAAGCATAATTTATTTCTTATCAAGCATTTCCTTTAGTATACGCCCAAACTTGTTAGTAGTCAACTTGTTTTTTGACAATCCAACATTTGCTGCAATTAATAACATAACAGCAAGAGGATCAAATACTAATACTAATAAAATAATTACCGCCCGAACAGCATTGTCCATATGGTCTTGAGCTTGGTTACCATAAATGAGTTCTGCAACATATTTGACAGGACCGACTTCGGCTTCGATCTTTTTAATATCTCCTTCTGCTCGGATTCTGTCGGAGGTAAGTGTGGATATATTTTTGACATGTTCTTCTTTTTTCAGAATAAGTTTATCTCTATTCTGCCTTTCCTGGTTAGCAGCTTTCAGAGAGCTCGCCGCCTTACCAGTCTCAGTAAGTTTCGAAATAGCCGAGTCGATCTGAGATATCTGCTTATCTAAATCTGCAACATACTCTTTTTCGAAATTAATTTTCGAATTAATAATTTCAAGCTGGCTTGCGTCTGCAGTATTAGAAAGTTTGATAGATTGTTCAATATGAGCTTTCGATAAAAATCCAAAAGTTCCCATTGAACTTATGAACATTAGTATTATAACAATAGATGTTAGATAGTATTTTAAAATCCTAGGAGTATCTTCCCAGTTATTATAAAGCCAAGAGGCTGTCACAAGTTTACCAATCTCCAACGCTCCGCCCATAAACACAACTGGCCAGAACGCTGCGGCAAACAATGTTGTTAATCCATAAACAGAATAAAACCCTGACACTAAAGATAGTGTCAAGGCTGTTGCTAATGCGATATAGTTAATCATTATGCACCATCAACGTATGCGTTGACTTTCATAATGAATGCTTTAATTTTAGTAGCACGATCAGGCCAGAAAACATAAGTCTTTGTTGGATCCTTTGCTAGATTATTAAGCAAAGGCATAACCATGTTACGTAATCCATTTAACTTATCTTTATATTCTGTTACAGTAGCCTCTGTCTGAGATGCTTGTTTTACTACTTCCTGAACAACTTGTGATTGTTCAAGTAGCTTTGCCTGTAACTCTGCTTCTTTGGCTTTTAGTTCCTCTTCTGAAACTAGAGAAAAGCCAAAATCATCATCTTCGTTTAATGTTACTGACATATTTTCCTCTTATGCAAAAAAGTCATCCAGAGTGGATCTTTTCTCTGTAGCCCAACCAATTACGTCAGTAATTGAATTGAGAGGTTCTAGAAATGATTTATTAAATTGAACGTCACGATCTATGTAATCATTTATATAGGCTAACTCTCTAGGGATCTCATCAGGGACAGCAATAACTGATTCTCTGACAGGATTAGGTATCTTCAAATACGCAAACCTGATCTTATCACCATCCTGAATCTTAGGAATGCTGTTAATTTTGTTTTTAATCAATAGATGATTAAAGATTAATGCTCCCTTGACATGAATCGGAGATCCTTTGTCATAAATCTGAGACTTATCCTTGTTATATTTCCACATGCCCTTAACACCACGTGGAAAGGCTACATCTTCAAAAGGTAACTGCATAAATTCTTCACGAAACTTTTCAATGAACTTTTGAAGCTCGTCTTGAGTTCCGTTCATAATTATACCTAGAGCCTTTTTAATGTTCTCTCGACACGCTTTTGGAGTGCTTGAACGTACCGCCTCAATACCTTGGAGCTTGAGTTTCGGTTCCGAATATTGAACACCCTCAACATTCCAAGCATTGAGGATATACATCTTCTTGCCACGCCAGATCCCTTTATTTGCAATTGTTTCCCTCTTCATTTGCATCTTTTGTTGATAAGCGTTCATATATTCTGCAAGCTCTGCATAACACTTATCAAGATATGGTTGAATTTTTTGTTCACAGAATTGATCAATTGCTGCGACAATTTTCAATTCATCAGTAGTATCTAGGTGAGCTACCAAATGATCCATTTCAACGTAAATAGAATCTGTATCTGATGCAATAACAAAATCTATATCTTTTACATTATGATTATTAAGAAGTTTATTCATATACCAGTTCATCTTCTTTTCAATCCAACGAATCGAAAGCTGACCGGACATTGTAATTGCTTCAGAGTGATCGAAACTGAACCAACGGAAGAACTGATTAGCCAATGCACCATAAGCCGAGTTTAGCTGAATTTTTTTGGCCATTTGCATATTATGATAGCGAGCAACTAGCTTTTCATCTTCAGCGTTAGGATTGTTCTCATATCTCTGCTTTGCTTCAAGCATCAACTTTTTATACTTGGTGCGGTCATTATACATACGTTCCATCAGAGCAGGCAAGAAACCCTGTTGATCTCTGCGATAACAGCAACCATTGGCAGCATACGACCATTCCCTATTGAATTCAAAATCGCTAGTTTTCTTTAGTAGTTCGTCAACTGATGGAAATGGTATTCTCTCTTCAAATGTTTCTGGACTAATGTTATACTGCATGATCAAATGCGGATACAGACTATTCAAATCAAAAGATACAACCCACTTACTTAATCCGATCTTAGGTTCCTTAACGTGACCGCCGATTAGAGAACCTTCCATAAGCTGTCGCTTCAATGGTGGAATAACAATATTTCTTTCTAGAAGATAATTATGAATGATAATGTCCCATGGACGAACAGTTGTCATAACATCAGGGTAATTAACCTTGGCGTCATAAGACAATGCCATAGTTTGTTCAAGGAACTTTAACTTATCATCTAGACGATCAACAAGAATACAATCGTGAATATTATATTCAATAAACTTTTGGTAGTTATTTTTGTAGAGCTCAAGAAGGTTACCATATTCCGAATAGTCAATCTTCTTTTCACCGAGTTCAACCTGAGCAATAAAGTCCAGTTTATATGACTCTTGGTTGCCAAACATAAACTTACGATAGAGTTGGTAATAATCAAGAACGGATATTCCAGCAGGATTATAAGACTGGTTTTCCTTCCCTCTGAACTCGACAATCTTCTCGTCGAGAATACGCCATGGTGATAGGCGTTTAGCTTCTCTTTCATTAAAGAGATTTTTAATACGATTAACAATATACGGAATATCAAAGAACTCAATGTTCCATCCAGTGATAATGTCTAGATCTAGATTTTCCCAACAGTCGAGAAATTGCTGGATGAGTTCGTATTCGTCTCTACACTGAGTGTAGAAGGTTTTATCGTCGGTGCTGGTAAATTCCCCACAACCAAAAACGTAATTACGGCTACGACTACGAAGAGTAATCGCAGTAATAGGTTTATCAGCCCTGGATATATCAGGAAAGCCTTCATCAGCAGCACACTCGATATCTATGGTAGCAATGTTAACAAGTTTTGGATCATAGTCAATATCGCCTTTAAATGCATCAAAGATATACAAATATGGGAACGTTGTTAGACCATAGATTTCCATATTAGAAACTTGATCATAACGGCCAATAAAATCACGAGCATCAGCAATAGAATCAAATTCTAGTTTTTCTACTGGCTTACCATCAAGAGTTTTATACTTTCCACCATTCTTTGCAATAAACAAATATGGTTTATAACTTACAACATCAGTATATCTTAAGCCCTTATCAAACCCTCGCACATACATGCGATTTCCACGTTGAAATACATTTGTATAAAACATTCATCCTCCAATAAACGCATCCGGACATAGTCCCACAGATGCAAACATAGTATTATAAACTACTTCTATTGAAAAGTAAAGGCTCCATCTATAGATAATGTGCACTCAACTATAGACACCTGGTAATCCAGCGCTCTCGTTAGACTCTTAGACCTAAGAGGAGGGAGCCAATCTTTTTTAGTCTCTCAGCGGTACTTTTCCATCTAATAGATCAAGAATTTCCTGACCTGAAAGAGTCTCGTATTCTAGTAGACCCTTAGCAAGAGTGTCTAGTTCTTTTCTATTTTTCTTTAGAATAGTATATGCAGTATAATAAGCATCATCCAGAATGCCTCTTACTTCATCATCAATTGTCTTTTGTGTTTCTTCTGCAACCTTTGGACCATGGAATACATCTGAGTTTGGTTCAGTGTATGCCACCTTGCCAAGCTTGGCAGAAAACCCAAGCTGTGTAACCATAGCACGAGCAATTTTTGATGCTTGCTGAATATCAGCTGCAGCGCCAGAAGTTACGTTTTCTGACCCAAAGACTAATTCTTCTGCTGCACGTCCGCCCATTGCCATTGCTAAATGAGCAATCATTTCCTTGTATGACTGAGAGATTTGGTCACGCTCTGGTAGAGATTGAACCATACCCAGTGCTCGGCCACGAGGAATAATTGTTGCCTTATGAATTGGAATAGAACCTTCCATCTTGAGAGATACAAGAGCATGTCCGCCTTCATGATAAGCAGTCATCTTCTTTTCTTCATCAGTCATGAGAAGCGTTCTACGTTCAGCACCCATTAGAATTTTATCACGTGCGTCTTCAAACTCAAGAGCAGTGACAATACGCTTTGAACGTCTTGCTGCCATTAGTGCTGCTTCGTTGATAAGATTTGCTAAATCAGCGCCTGAAAATCCAGGAGTCCCACGAGCAACAACCTTTAGATCTACGTCTGCCCCCAAAGGAACATTACGAGTATGGACTTTAAGAATTTTCTCACGTCCTGTAATGTCTGGATTGGATACAGTAACTTGTCTATCAAAACGGCCAGGACGAAGAAGGGCAGGATCAAGCACATCCACACGGTTTGTGGCTGCAATAATGATGATACCTTCATTGTCATTAAATCCATCCATTTCAACAAGTAATGCATTAAGGGTTTGTTCACGTTCATCGTTACCACCGCCGAAGCTTCCGCCATTACGGTTACGACCAACAGCATCAATTTCGTCAACGAAGATAATACAAGGAGCATTCTTCTTTGCTTGTTCAAACATATCACGCACACGAGATGCGCCTACGCCAACAAACATTTCAACGAAGTCTGAACCTGATAGATGGAAGAAAGGAACACCTGCTTCGCCAGCAACTGCTTTGGCAAGCAAAGTCTTACCAGTTCCTGGAGGGCCAACAAGTAGAACACCACGTGGAATTTTACCACCAAGACGTTCGAACTTATGCGGATCTTCAAGAAATTCTACAACTTCTTCTAGATCTGCTTTTGCTTCATCAACACCAGCAACATCTTCGAATGTTATTTTAATCTCTTCTGGATTAAGTAACTTTGCCTTTGACTTGCCCATGCCCATGGCTCCGCCCATTCCACGCCCTACAGCACGACGGGAGATCCAGATCCAAAGACCAAAGAATACTAGAATAGGTAGAAGGTTGATAAAAATACTCATCAACAATCCGGATTCTTCAGGAGCTTTTGCATTGATCTGAACTTTTTTACCTTCTATCTTTTGTAAGAATGTAGTTACAGAAGGAACATAAGTTTCAAACGAACGATTGTCATTAAATCGACCTACAACTTCATTTCCTGAAATTGTAATATCATGAACTCTACCTTCAGCAATTTCAGTAACTAAATCACTGAAACTAACTTCTAGAGAGTGTTTTCTTTGAGTTGCCGTATCGTTCCAAATTGCAAACAGAGTTAAACCTGCAAGCATTAATAGAACCCAAGGAGTTAGCTTTCTCCAATCCATAATTACTACCTTTCTACTATACAATCGAATTAATTATATAGTGTTTCACTATATAAGTCAAATTATCCAACTCTTGCAGCCTGGAAATGCATACCGTCCGGACGTTTATCCCAACGCCCGCCCCATACCCATCCTTCAGCTTCGAATGCTTTGACGATTACAGAATTTTCTGTGAAAGAGAATTTATTATAACCTGGCTTTTTGCCTAGCATATTGTATGGAGCAGCAATATCAATTGCAAGGCCAAAAGCATGAGTGGAAAGAGAATGACCACCACGCATGTTACGAATGTTCCATGAACCTGAAAATATATGTAGTTGTTGCGCTTTGATTTTATCGTAATCTCTTTCGTTTGCATCCCAAACATGAGTCAAAACACGAATTAGAGAATCAGCACAAAGCTTGTTCATCCAAGTTTTAGTAATTTTAATATCATCCATCCACATTGTGTATGGTAGATTTACCTGGACCATATTCTTTTTAAATGTTCCGCCATAATCTGGAACACCAAACTTCTTACGCAACTCTGACTGTAGAGGCCATACGTTTTTCTTGAGCTTAGATACGGAAGGAACGCTTGAATCTTTAACAGTGTTAGTAACAGTTACGAACTTTGTTTCGTCTGCTTCCTTAACAGCAACGTCTGTAGTGTATAGTTTACCATCGTAAACAAATGTTTCTTTGCCAGCTTTTCTCGCAGCAGCGAACGCTTCTTTAAATGTAGCCATTGTATATCTCCTAATAATA